GTATTAACATTAGTGTTATTAACTGTTCCGCCGGTATTGCCGCCGCCTCCGGCTAATAACGCATCAGCAGCAGCCTTCGCATCAGCAGCAGCCTTCGCATCAGCAGCAGCCTTCGCATCCGCAGCAGCCTTTGCATCAGCAGCAGCCTTTGCATCAGCAGCAGCCTTTGCATCAGCAGCAGTTTTAGCAGCAGCCGCATCAGCAGCAGCCTTTTGAGCAGCCTGTGCAGCAGCAAGTGCATCAGCCGCTTTTTGTGCAGCAGCAGCCTTTTCAGCAGCAGTTGAAGCATTAGATGCAGCAATCATATCTGCTAACTGTTTCATTAGTGCGGCCTGTTGTGCGGCTTGTTGTGCAGCATTAACTTGGGCTTGTGCCAAAGCATCGGCCTGTTGTTGAGCAGCAGTTCTATTAGCAGCAAGTATAGCCGCTTGTTGTCTATCTAATGCAGCCTGATTATCGGCTAACATTTTTTGATATGCAGTTGCAGTACCAGCCGCCACTGCTTGTTGAGCAGCAAGTGCATCAGCCTGTTGTTTAGCAGCAGCCTGTAATGCAGCAGTCTGTGCCGCTGCCTGTGCATCTGTCTGTTTCTGCAATGCAGCCAAATATGTATCTTGTGCAATCTTATTATCTGCTGCTTGCTTATCTATTAGTGCTTGTTGATCAGCCGAAACTTTTGCTTGCCTAACATCAGCAACATTAGTAGTTTGAGCATCAATAAGTTTTTGTAATGCAGCATTTTTATCTGTTACATTCTTTTGAGCAGCGTCTACCTGAGCCTGTAGTGTATTAGATTGAGTAGTTAAAGCTTCACCCATTGGTTTAACTAATCCAGCAGCATTTTGAATTGCATTATTAGCACCAGCAGTATTCTGCATCAAAAACTGATCTAAGTTAGTAGCACCCCTAGATTGGCCGTTTGGCGCTAAATCCGTTAATAATTGTGCTTGGCCACCTGTTGTGCTTGCTAAAGCAGCCTTATTTTGTGCATCTAATAGTGCCTTAGTAGCATCAGCACCTTGCTGACTTGCCATAAAACTTGTAGGACCAGTATATGTACTGGTTTTACTACCTTTTAATGCATCTAATGCTGCTTGGCTTTGTGCAACTCGATCAACTCCACCAGTATTTGACGCATTAGCCATACTAATTATAGTTTGCCAATCAGCATTTAATGGCGCATTATTAAATACTTTTCTAATTTGTGCATCAGTATAACCCTGATTTAGTAAGCCATTATAGTAATTTGCTTTATTTTGATTAGTACCTGTAAATAACCCGTCAGGAACAGTTATATTTGCTGGATCTGGACCACCTGCAGCAGGATTAAATATATTTGTACCGCTCTTAACTGCGCCAGTAAATCCAGTAACAGCATCATTGATGCCAGTTTGTGCTTTTTGCTGAGTAGAAGTAATATCGCTTGCAACTTGATTACCAAGACCTTGCGCTCCTGTTTGATTGGCTGCTAGATACTTCTGTAAATTACTAAATTGTGCATTGCTCTGTTTTTGAGCGTTAGGATCGCCAGTTTGCTGTAATGGTTGAGCATTCGCAGCAGTAGAGACATCTTGACTGCCTTGTGTAATAGTAGGATTTATTCCATTAGGTTGACCAGTTGTTTCTGTCTGATCATCTAATGGATTCCAATTTTGAACGTACGCCATTATACCACCAATAAAGTTATGTTGTATTTAACACCTGCATCTAACCCAGCGATATAATCTACTCTTATTTGTAGTGGAATTACATTTATATTAGATGACCAAGAAGTAATACTAACTGAAGAAAGCATAGGTTGTGAGTCTGTACGAGAAATATTGCCAATTATGCAACAATCTGGCTGGCCATTACTCGAATATGCAAAAACAATAGGCGTAAAATCACCCGTTGCATATCCAGTTGGTGTAGTAAATGTAGTAGAATACTTCATTCCTTGCACATTTGCACCAATTGTTAGATTCTTATTAAGATTTTGAACAGTAGTTTCACAAAATATATTAAGAGGATTGAACAACCCCGCTAACCAACTAGGTGCAGTAGGAAAATCTGCTATAGAAAAGCGCCTAAATACCGGTAATGCCATTATTTCTGTCTACTCGAAGTTAATTTGTAACGAATATCTAATCCAGACCAACCAAATTGTGTAAATGCCTTAGCATTAGCAATATTAATATATAACCAACCACTTCGCTGTATCTTCTGTGGAATAATACGCCTAATCTTACCTTGCACAACTTGCTCTCCACCCCACGGAGATGTACCCCACGGATCAATACCCCAACCACCTGAATTAGTTGGAATTAGTATATCTATGTATGGATTACTAATTGTATTGCTAGAAATACCTACCGTAAGTTCAGTAAAACCCTGCTCAGTAAATATGTAAATAATTTCAGTAAATTGTTTATTCATACCTGGGTTCTGGCAGTCTATTTGAACTGTTTGTACTTCGGAATAGATAGGTTTGTATATTACAACATCTCCCACTACCCAATCTTGATATGAGTCGAGTACAAGTGTGGTAAAACTAACACCAACAGTTACAGAAACAATATCCGCTATAGCACTTGTCGCCGGCTGACTAATTGTCCAACCAGGTAATACAGCCATACCGGCAGGTAATACTGGATTTGCAATAACAATTGTTAAAACTCTACCAGCAGTAGTATTATTAGTTGTAAATTGATCATCTGCATAATCGGCGGTAGTAAATGTCTTTCTTTCTTGATAGACATAACTATTATCTACTCCGGGTGCAGATCCCTGCATACTTCCTAAATACATTTTACTATCGAGTTTGAATATTAATCCACAACTTGCCTTTAGTGTCCATCTTGTCCATACTTGAGTTAGGTGATTATATACATATTGCTGTGTTGATTGATTATCCGTAGCATCACTGGGCATAGCCAATATATACTTTCTTGCTGATTGATAAGCAATACCCCACGCAACTGCGCTTAAATTAGGAAACAATGTAGGAGATGTATTTTCAATAATTGTCTTATCTAATAAGAACGACATAATCTGTGCATCACTATCATTTAATGCAACTACACCCTGATCTGATAAAAAGAATACTTTATTATCTAATTCAGCCGCAGTATTATCTGCTAATATACGCACATTATAATCAATAGGAGTAATTGTAAATGGCGGAGCAGCATTACTAATACGGAATACACCGTCATCTTTTAACACCATCACACCGTCACGCAAAGGAACTATACGTCTAATTGGTTGATTTGCACTACCAACTTCCATATAATTAACAACAGGGACTGCTTCTGGCTGATTAAACTTGCTATAATATATTCTATTAGGGCGAGCATCATTCGTGCTTGTGATAGGAATTGCTTGTTCCCAGCATAAACTATTATTACTTGTAATAGTAAATGTATCCGGTACTAAAGAAAGTCTATCGAATCTTAATTTGCCAGGCAAATCTGTATCATTAGACGTATAATAAGCAGTCAACAATGTATTTCCTGCAAATGCATTTGCAACTAACGCAATATTAGAAGCAGTTACTTGAATATCATATCCAGGATTGCCTGTATCACTTACATTAAATTGGCCTAAGGCATAATTATTTGCTGTAGCAACAGCATTTAATATAAAACTTGTTCCACCGAACTCAGTGGCCGTAAATGTAATAGTATTACCTGCAATAATAGCGTTAGGGCCATTACTTGCACCCGAACTAATAAGAGTTAATGCAGCAGTTTGTAATGTTCGTGTATTTGCATAGAATGCATATTGTTTGAATGTGCATAGATCCATTGCCCACGGCGGACGATAATTGCTTTGTAATATTCCGTCTTGGCCTTGATTAGTGTATAATGCTGCTCCAGTTGCTAATGCAACAGGTGTAATATCGTCTACCGACATAGTAGCAGTACCAGTACAAACATCTTCAAATACTAAAGACATTTCGTCGTCTGGTGCAGTTATCAAATTAGGACTTGCATTACCACGATATAATTGGAATATATAATCGGTAGGTGCAAGTTGTATTTCTTTAGGTATTTGAAATGTAATTGTTGTATTAGTCGAATTACCTGTATTATTTTCTACAATAATTCTGCTTGAAGGCGCACCTAATACTAACTGACTATTAAAATCACGATATCCAAATACAACTCTATATGCAACAGCAGTAGTATCAGCCAAAAATCCAGCAATACCTAAAGTCACACCCGTACCCGATAAGCCAGGCGGTGAGCCGGCAAGTCTGGGTTGACCATTGATGTTATCTAAACGATATGTACCTGTCTCGGTAATAAAGTAGAAATTCTTATTTGTTTCTATACCTCTTACTCTACTTGCTAAATTGGATGGATTTGGTACTTTATATTCGCCATTATATATCGTATATACGCCATTCGATAGCTTATCGACGTGTAAGTCGCCATCAGTTGTATTCATTAGTTTCGTATTATTATACTGAAACATATTACTAGCACCGTCATTAGGTAACGTATAAAAACTATTATCGAATCCACGACGAGTTTCTACAACGGATGGCCTATCAATAACCACATTATCCGCAACAGATAATGCACCCTGAGGTGCATTATTACCGAATGTCGATGGATTTAAGATTAATCCGTGTATTGCTAATTGAATACTTGATGGTGTTTGTGGTGCTGACATTATCTACGTCCCCAGCCCCGAATTCTACTTGCTTTGAATGCGGAATTTGTTGGAATCAATTTAATAGGCTTACCAATTACTCTAGGTGCAATCATTAATAGTCCCATTTTCATCATTTCTTTATAAGTGGATTCCGCAGTAGACTGTCCTTCTCTATCTCCAGCAGATTCTAATACCATAGATGCTGCCTTTTGCACAAGCACAGGTAATAAGTCTTTAGGTATATTTTGTGCAAAAACGCTTTGATTGCGAGGACATATCCAGTCGCCTATCTGTATATTATTACTAGTACCGGCAGGTAAAGTAATAATATTTGATACGCAATTAGCGAGTAAGATGTTATTGAGTGGTGCATAACTTGTATACACAACTGTATCGACTGAGGAATCTTGTACATAATCGTGTGGTAAGTCGTTGCTTATAGCGCAAACACGAGTAATACCACCATACCAAGGAAGTACTTTATCGATAGTACATACATCACCTACGCGATTAATGACCTGGCCTGCTTCAGTAGTTAGACATAAATCTGCTGGCGGACGCTGATATGTAATACGAATAATCTTTCCGCTTGCTAATCCATACGGAAATACCTGTAATTGATTGCCTTGTAGAAAGAAACCACCAACCGAATTGAGTTGATTATTGTATTGTAGACCCCAATTAACATTTCCAAACCCTTGTGCTGCGGCTTGAGTAGGTGTTAGGCGTGGTAAATTATAAAATGTGCCATCATTGCCTACTACATAGACATCACGTAGACGTAAACCACTTGATTCACCCGGAACTAATACCCAATTCTTTACATTAACTGGCGGACTTCCATATGGATAGTTAGGTATTGTTGGCATTTGAGTATCCATAGTCACAACAAAGTGTTCTTCCAATGTTGCTTCAATGGCAGGTACTACAAATCCCTTCAATGCTTGATCTAAGAAGTTTAATAATACGTCATCTGAATAGGCAGCACCACTATCTGGAATAGTTTCTCGTTGCTTTACTAACTCAATGAGTCCTGAAGTTGTGTCATCCATTTACGGACTCCTTATTTGCGGGCAAAAAACTCTTTCATAGAGCGTTTCTTGTCTTTTTCGTCGTCTTCGTCATCCATTTCCATAGGTTCTTTAGATGCTTCTTCTAACACATCATCTAATCCCTCTTTGGACTTAGGTGCTTCAGTAATCATCTCAACCTCAATTGCTTTTGGTTTAATCTTCTTACCTTGTTCACCTAACATAAAATTCTTGAGCATTTCAAGAACTTCTTGCTTCATTTCTGTTTCTTTTGACATATCGTTTCCTCTACTTATTTAGTTGATTTTTTAACTGGTCGATTTCCGCTTTGAGTTCTTGTATTGCTTTTACCAAGATAGGCACAAGTAATGATTCTTTCATCTTAAGATTTTCTAAGTCACTACTATCAATCAACACTGGTTCATTTTCTTGTGCAAGAATATCTTGTGCTAAGAAACCATATCTAGTTCCAGATGTTGCTTCTTGTGTTTCTCTATCCATTAACTTGAACTCTTTAGGCAGTAAATCCATTACGAAATCTAAACCTTTGGAGATAGGAATAATATCTTTCTTGTCCCTTGCATCGGATGTAACTGTCCAAGCAACTTTAATATTTGCGTTAGCAGTCGAATTATTACCAACTACAACATAGTTAGACTGAGTTGTTAGGTTTGCTACTGCGTCGGCACCAGATAGATATCCTAATAAGGCATTATTAGAGCCCGATACTAAATTATAACCTGTCTGGTAGCCTATACCAGCATTATTGCCGCCTGATGCTACTGCATTTAGAGATAATGCTCCGACACCTGCATTATTAGCACCAGTGACAGCATTGGCTCCCATTGAACTTCTACCAATAGCAACATTGTTTTGTACTGTGGCACCTGCTTGCAATAAAGCGTTTGATCCAATTGCAATATTATATCCAGCAGACGTAGCACCTGCAGGGTAAGTTAAACTCATTGCGGCATCGCCAATTATAACATTGCTTGTTCCCGTAGTTATTCTTGCTCCTGTTCCTGCTCCAATTGCTATATTATTTTGGCCAATAGTCAATAATGTTAATGACTGTGGACCTATTGCAACATTAGAACCGCCTGAAGTAGCAGTCATTAAAGCATCTGTACCAAGTATTGTATTATTAGTACCGCTTGTTAAACTCTTACCAGCACCACTACCAATTGCAGTTGTATTTGCGGCACCTCCACCAGTGGCAGCGGCTAACGCATTTACGCCTAGTGCAGTAGAATGTAATCCAGGCGAAGTAGGAACATTATAACCAATTGCTGTAGTTGTACTATTAAGTGTAACATACGGTACGCCGGACCCATTAGCAGCGGTAGTAATACGTCCTTTTGAATCAACCGTAATACTTGCTGAACTATATGATCCAGCCACAACTGTTGTATCCGCTAAACTAGTAGCATTACCGACCGATGTAACATCGCCACTTAAGTTTGCATTTGTAACTACTGTCGCAGCATTACCTACCGATGTTACCATACCAGTTAGATTTGCATTTGTAACTACTGTCGCAGCATTACCTACCGATGTTACCATACCAGTTAGATTTGCATTTGTAACTACTGTCGCAGCAAATGAACCTGTTCCAGTACCTGTTACTCCACCTGTAAGTATAATAGTTTGATCACCTGTATTAGATCCAGAACTTGTACCGCTATGAGTACCGCTCAGATTACTACCAGTAACTGAACCGCTTGCTGCTACACTTGTAGGAGTAATTGCCCCTAATCCGACCGTAATTGCTGGTGTAGTAGTTGGATTAGAAACACTAACTGTTACGCCTTGTGTTCCACTTCCGGATACAGAAGTTACAGCAGCACCACTAGATGCGGCAGTAATTCTACCTTTGCTATCTACTGTGATATTAGAATGAACATAACTACCAGCAGAAACTGTGGTATTTGCTAATGTAAGTGCTAAACTTGTGGTTCCACTACCTGTTGCATCACCCGAAGCAGTGATTGTTTGATTGCCAGTTAAGTATCCTACATTTGAAGCAGCATATACAATACCTTTTGCTGATACAGATACATTATTATATGTTCCAGCACTTACACCACTTGATGCTAAAGTTGTAGCAAATGATCCTGTACCAGATCCAGTAACATCACCAGTTAGAGTAATTGTCTGAGGTGTTCCACTTGCTGCGGCTGTAATTCTACCTTTAGCATCTACTGTAAAACTACTTAATGTATAAGATCCGGGTACAACTGCGGTAGATGCTAAAGTTGTAGCAAAACTACCTGTACCACTGCCAGTAACGTCGCCTGTCAGCGAAATTGTTTGATCGCCAGTATTAGTGCCGCTTGCAGTACCTGAAATATTAGATCCAGTTACTAAGCCAATTGCTGCTACACTTGTAGGAGTAATTGCACCTAGACTGATAGCAATTGCTGGTGTAGTTGTTGGATTTGTGACAACTGCAGAAACTCCTGTAGTTCCAGTTGCTGACACTGATGTAACTGATCCACTACCTGGAAATGCTGCCCACGAAGTATTCACACCGTCAGTAATTAGTACTTCTCCAGCGTGTGTGGCCTGAGATGGTGCAAGCGCATCAAATGCTGCATTTGCAGTAGTCTGACCTGTTCCACCTTTCGCAATAGGCACAGTTATATTGAGTGTCGTTGCAAAACTTCCAGTACCACTACCAGTTACATCGCCAGTTAACGCAATCGTTTGGTCGCCAGTATTTGTTCCAGAACTTGTACCGCTATGAATACCACTTAGGTTACTACCTGTCACTGTTCCACTTGCTGCTACACTTGTTGGAGTAATTGCACCTAAACTTAATGTTAGGGTAGGCGTTGTTGTTGGGTTAGAAACTGTTCCTGCTACACCATTGGCATTGGTAAAATTGAATCCAACGACAGATCCACCTCCACCTCCTCCACCTGCAGCCCACGATAAGCCAGTAGCGGTAGAACTATCAGCAGTTAATACTAATCCGTTTGAACCGACTGGTAATCTTGCATTAGCAGTATCAAAAGTAAATAAATCGCCTTTAGTGGTAAGTGGGCTAGAACCGCCTCCACCAATTGGTACACCAGCAAAGTACAATTGATCACCAACTATAGATAATTGAAGATTTCCTGTACCTGACTGATTTCGCCAAGCAATTACTTCTGTATTCCCTAAACGTAATACGCCTGTACTAGAAATATATGGATCTGCTGATTTATAATATGGCGCTTTTAATCCGTGTGCAGACCCAAAGTCTACCTCATTGGTTAAAGTAAAAGTACCACCAGATAAAGTCAATGACCCACTTGCTAGAGCAACTAGGTAATTCGTAGTCGCCTGACCCCAACCTCGTTCTCCTGATTGAGGTATAGAATACGGTAGACCGTTATATGTTACAATAATTGCCATTTAAAATTCCTTATTAAACCGTAGCGATGATGCCTAATGTGCGAAGAACTGCTAATAGAGCATTCAATTGAGTGATTACATCTGTTCCATTTGTAGCATTAGCAACTGTGGTAGCTGATGCCGGTGTTGCACCACTATAGCCACTTATTCCTCTTGCACCGCTATAACCACTATAGCCACTTACTGGTGCAGTAATGGCTTGACCTCCTACTGTTAATGAATCTACATCTACACGGCCTACTATGTTTAGGTTAGGCCAGTTATTTGCTATACCTGTTGTCATGATTATTTTCCTTTTAAAATTTGTATGGCTTCCGGATGATCCATTTTTAGATCATATACTGCCCACCCTGCTGCTACCAATAACGATAATATCGACATCACTTTTACTATCGTTACCCAAGCACTTTCTGCCTTAGTAACTATTAAATTCGTATTACTTGCCATTGTTGAAAACTTATCTAATTGAATATTGGTTTTTGCAATTTCGGTAGTTAGACTTTCTACTACAGTAGTTACCTGAATTAAAGCACCTTCCATTTTGGCGTCATGTGCATTTTCGGTTACGATGTGTTCGTCTAACTTTCCAAAGAAAGTCATTAGACTATCGTGATGTTGCTGAACTAAATTATCGTGTTGATCTACTCTAGTTTCTAATATCGATACTCTTTCATTAATAGGTTTTTCTGTCATAATATCCTTTAGGCAGGTACTCTTCTTATTGCTCGGGTATATACATTAGCAGTAGTACCTTTTAGTAAGTTTCCTGAACTTCCACCACTAAAATTTTTAATTGCTGCATAAAAGTTAGTGGATTCTGTTGATGTCCAATAAAAGGTACTACCTGCTACAAAAGCTTCCGATCCGCCTGTTCGAAATATCGATACATTAGTTTGTGGTGGAACAGTTGTTGTATATGCAGTATTATTTGGTTGTGGAGATACAGCATAAGGATTTATACCAGTAGGAATAGTAGTGTAATTTAATGTAGCATCCGGTTTAAGATAATAGTACATTATCTCTAATTCGTAGTACGATGGTAGATACCAATCAGTATATCCGCCGATGCTGAGTGCTACACAAAAATCAGCAGAAGGATATGTATATGCAAATTGATTAGCCAAATTTAGTGTGTTAGCAGCGCCATCGTATAATGATGTTGCACCAGTTATTACTCCACCCGTACTCCATGATATAGAAGATGCTTGGCCGGTTGCTTTTGGTGAAATAACCAGATTATAAACACCAGTAGGATAAGCTATTTGACCTGCGTAATAACCACCGGCATATGAGTCACCTATCGCAGCCGGTGGTACCACCATATCTTTAACACCTATGAGCATTTGATGCATAGCCATTATGATAATCCTGCTCCAAAGATAACAAAAGTATTACTTGCTACGCATAATATGCTACATATTCCTCGTTGTACTAATGTTCTACCGCCTGAAAAAGCCGTACCTGCCAAATATGTAGTAACTCCACCTGCAGAAGTAATTATTTGATTACTTGCTGAGTTGTTATAGATAGAAATAATATTACCAATAGAGAATGTGCTTGCAGGGATAGTAACACCGCCTGTAGTAATAGAAATATGTTTTCCATCATCTCCTAACACTAATGTATAGGATGTGGTTTGTGCATTTTGTGGTACATCAGGATTACCCCTAATACCACTATATCCACTTACGCCGCCTGATGGCCCTATCGCTCCGGAATAGCCGCTTGTCCCGACTATACCTGAATAGCCGCTTCTACCACTAATACCACTATAGCCGCTTGTACCACTTATACCAGAAAATCCGCCGAATCCGCTATAACCACTTGTACTATTGCCACTCAGCCCGCTATAACCGCTACTTCCGATAGGTCCTACTGCACCGCTATACCCACTAATACCGCTTGTACCAGACCAACCACTTACGCCGCTTGTACCAGGCCAACCACTAATACCGCTGTAACCACTTGTACTAGCACCACTAATACCGCTGTAACCACTAGTTCCTGTGCCCGTAGCACCAACAATACCACTATATCCGCTAGTTCCTGTTGCACCTATCGTACCACTGTAACCACTTGTACTAGCACCGCTAACACCACTATAGCCACTCTTACCACTAAAACCACTATAGCCGCTAACACCTACTGTACCATTCACGCCACTATAGCCGCTCGTACCTGCTGTACCAGCCGATCCTACTATGCCTGAATATCCACTTCTACCGCTATATCCACTAGTTCCCTCTGTGCCGCTATAACCACTTGTACTAGCACCACTTCTACCGCTATAACCACTAGTTCCTGTACCTGTAGCACCACTAACACCGCTATAACCACTAGTTCCTGTGCCTGTAGCACCACTAACACCGCTATAGCCACTCTTACCACTGTAACCACTTGTACCGGCTGCACCATTTGCACCACTATAACCACTTGCAGTAGCAGTACCGTTTAAACCGCTAATACCACTATATCCACTATGTCCAGATATACCGCTATATCCGCTGATACCACTTGTACCACTCGTTCCGTTTATGCCACTGATGCCGCTATATCCGCTGATGCCACTTGTACCGCTTGCTCCGTTTAGACCGCTATAGCCAGATAGGCCGTTTACGCCTATCACACCATTTGTACCGCTATAACCACTCGAGCCAATACCACTGAATCCAGAAATACCACTTGCTCCGCTATAACCGCTTGTCCCACTTATTCCGGACCAACCACTTGCTCCGCTATAACCGCTTACGCCGCCTGAAGGGCCTATCGCTCCGCTGAATCCACTAACACCCGAATATCCCGATATATAACCCCCGCCTAGTATATTACTTAATAATGTCATTTTATTCCTCTATCGAAGGATCTGGCAATCCAAAAAATATTCTTGCATCTTGTATAGAATCGAACCAATACCACCCGTCAACAGGATATTGATAGGTATCTTTTTCTTCTCTTATTAACACTATACCTGTGCCACAAACCATATTTGGAGCACACATTAATTCATCTTCTAATTTATAAAATCCCATATATTATCCTGTAACTGTCCAACCACGAAGTAATGCAGTACCATACTCTAATGCGTGAAATGTTTTTGACGACGTATTTGTGTTTGTTGCTGGTCTGTTTAATATCACACTAACATTAGTATTTATAGTAGAAATTATCTGACGGTAACGGATAGTTCCTGAGCCGTCTGTTGTTAGTACTATTGCAGATCCGCCTGCTGTTAATGCCAACCGGAATGTATTTGTTGTTGCATTAATAACAAAATAGATTATATTAATACTAATTCCGGTAGTCGTGACAAGTGTTGCGAAAGAAACCTCGTCACCATTAGATAAGCCGTGTGCTGTTCTTGTAACAGTATCACCTGTATCTTGTAAAGTAACGGCAGCAGCAATAGTTAGTGCTGAACCTACACCTAAAAATTCCATACCCACCGTTAAACCTGTTGTGCTGGCCATTAACATAGTTGTACTTCCATCAACTGCTGCTGCTGACAAACTAACTGCTGTAGGATTACCCCAGTTATTAGTTAAAGTAAGTGTAGCGGCCGTTGCTGGTTTTCCTACCGAATTAATGATGTTAGTTAGTGCTGTAGGTGACAAATTACATCCATCATAGGATATTGTATATTTAGGTGAAGTGAATACCCCTTGTGTTAAACTATAGCAAGTTGATCCAAATGTACTAGTAAATGCTGTACTACTGGACATATCAAATTGTGGTATATTGTTTAATGAATAACAGTTAGCAAACATATTGGTGGCAATTGTCGCTGATGAGGTAGAAAATAATTCTACCTTCTTTAAACAATAACAATCTTGGAAGATTGCACTACACGAAGTAATTGTGCCTAACGCGCTTATACTTGCTTGCTCTAATACGTAACAGCCTCTGAACATAGTTGTTATATTAGTACATACCGGAAGATTTAATGTTGGAATATATTTTAATGATCGGCATTGATCAAACATTTGATTACATGCAGTAGCCAAATGATAATCTAAATCCGGAATTGACTCTAAACTATAACAATTAGAAAACATGAGTGTAAAGATTGTACCTTTAGATGTATCAAGATGTGGTATTGTTTTTAGAGACCAGCAACTATTAAATGTAGATAAAAAATCAGTACAACTCGAACAGTCAAATGCCGGAATAGATATTAATGCACTACACGTCTGAAACATGTACTGCAACGATACTACTTTAGAGAAATTAAGCATCGGTAATGTTTTAAGAGAAGAACAATTCTGAAACATCGTCATCGCAGCCGTTACCGTATTTGGTATCTTAAATGGCGGGCACTCTATCATCGACGAGCAACTCACAAACATATAAGATAAATCTATAGCCGAATACATATCATATAATGGTACATTTACGAGTCTATAGCATTCTCTAAACATAGCATTAAAATTCTGATTTAGGTGTGTATTATATAATGGTACTTCAATTAAACTATAGTCCCCGGTAAACATTGCTGACATATTTGTGACAAAAGATGTATTGAAATATGGCACTTTCTGTAATTCTTTACAATCTCTAAACATGTTTGACATGTTTGTGTTTCCACTAGATGTATTACCTATCATTGGTACCGACTGCAATTTGCTGCAATAGATGAATAAACTAGCATAAGATGCTACTGTTGTACTAACAATTTGTGCTTGTTCAAGCATATTGAACTTAACAGTACCACCAGATACAGTTATGGTAGATAATGCAGTACCTGCAATAATAATGTCCATAAAGCCGGAACAATAATATGAATTTAGATTAGAATAACTATTCTTTACACCGAGATTAATTGTACTAAATGTTTGTCCGGATTGTGGAGTGACCACAACAATTACTTGTTTATATGGTAATAGAGTACCACTGCCGTTGGTAGTCAATGATATAGCGGATCCGCCAGCAGTTAAGGATATCTGAAATGTATTTGTAGACTTGTTTATTACATAATAAGATTGTGCTTCGGTAATGCCGCTAGTACTAACAATATTATAAAAAGATACAATATCACCATCTACATACCCGTGTGATGTTCTAGTAACAGTATCACCAGTATCTTGAAAAGTCACAGGTGCATTTGTCCCATCTAATGCAGCATCGGTATATGTGTATTGATGATTAGCTTGAACACCGGAACTAACAGTGCTATTCGTGCCATCTCCCCAATCTACATAATAATTTCCTGCAGCGTTAAGTGCAACGAAATTCGAATCAGGCCAAACTGCATGTAAACCAACAAATGTTTTATCTGAACTAGTGACGGTTGGTAGTGTTAGCCAGTTCTTATTTCTGATCCATGGTGTTATTTTTACCTGGGAATATAAGGTATTAGATGGTACACTATTACTGTTTGCACTTCTAAAACTCATTATGCTATCTCCGATCCAAATAGTGAAAAGCCTATTGATGCACCGCTTGTATATACCGATACCACATCGGTTGTTGCTAATGTAAATCCTAATGTAAGGAATACCGAATTGTTCTGTGTTACTGAAGAATCGTATGTAATATAGTGTTTAGGATCGACTGCTGCACCTGCAGGCCTAATTGCTATTCTAAATGTTTCTGTTGTTGTTCCTTCGTTACATATAACTAACGACGAACATACTGTTGATGTTGCACTAGGAACAGTATATAAAGTTGTTAAGGTTGTTGCTGATGGTACTATTTGACCTAATACCTTGTATGTTGTTGCCATATTAGGCCCCCATTAAAAGAAATATTGTTTCTAAACCGCCAGATCCGCTGCCACCGCCCGCTCCCGAGAAGCCAGATATACCTTGTGCGCCTGAATAACCCGAAGTACCTATACCGCTATAGCCACTTGTTCCAGCAGATCCAGCAGAGCCAGTAGCACCACTATATCCACTAGTTCCTGTTGCACCTACCGTACCACTGTAACCGCTTGTACTTGCACCACTAATACCGCTAAAACCACTTGTCCCTGATACACCACTATATCCACTTGTACCTATAGTGCCACTTGCACCTGATACACCACTATATCCACTTGTACCTATAGTGCCACTTACGCCACTATATCCACTTGTGCTTGCACCACTTGTGCCTGATATACCACTATATCCACTTGTACCCGATAATCCTATTCCAGAATGACCAGATACACCACTATATCCACTTAAACCAGATGGACCAGCAGTTGCTACTACTCTCCATGTTGTACCATCATATGTAAAATAAACTAATACATTGCTGATATCTATAATTAGATTACCTGCAATACCATCGAATGTATGTCCATTTCCATCTACTATTAAATTATTTGCTGCGAATGCACCACCATCTGATATAGCAACGATATTCCCTAATACTGGGGTTGCTGGTAGAGTAACTGTAAAAGTTCCACCATTTGTATTTGCTATGTATTGATGTTGATTGACTGCTAAGGTGTTAGAAGTAATTACGACCCACGGTGATAATGATCCTTGGGCGCCAGAGTATCCACTTGTACCTGTCGCTCCGATAGATCCGGAATATCCACTTGTACCCGTCGCTCCGATAGATCCGGAATATCCACTTGTACCATTAGAACCAGTAATACCACTATATCCGCTCTTGCCTGATGTACCAGACCATCCACTCACGCCGCTTGTACCAGACCATCCACTTGTACTTGCGCCAGCGATACCAGAGTATCCACTTACACCGATTGTACCAGACCATCCACTCTTACCTGATGTACCAGACCAACCACTTACGCCGCTTGTACCAGACCATCCACTCTTACCTGATATTCCGCTTGTACCAGACCATCCACTTGTACTTGCTCCAGATATACCAGACCAACCAGATGTTCCTATCATACCAGAAGTACCAGACCATCCACTAACACCTACCGAACCATTTGTACCGCTATAACCACTTCTGCCAGAAAAGCCACTATAACCACTTCTGCCAGAGAATCCAGATAGACCTAAACCACTAAAGCCACTATAACCGCTCTTCCCAGAGAATCCACTATAACCGCTTGATCCCGGGCCAGGTACAATTTGTGCACCATTTACTGTTAGGTTGCCAAAATCATCTAATGCTAAGTTACCTACAAGACCAGTTGTTGTATTATATAACCCATTAATAGGTAGAACTGCGCTTGCTAGAAGTTGTTGTAATTGAAGGGCGTTGTTACTATATCCTGTATCGCCCGTAGTAGGCCATAAAATAGTTACCCCTCTGACCGTTACTGGTGACGCCATATTTGTGTATCCTCAATTATCATCATGTATTTATGTCATTAAAAAAGGGCGCCCTTTCGAACGCCCTAATTCATCTAAGTTTTAGAACTTAGGCAATAGTTGTGAACTTCACACAAGCTGCTGGTTTTTCAACTAACAACGATTGTGCAGAATACAAGCGGAATGTAAATCCTGCTGTAGTTGGGTTCTGAATAAACACTTGGCCATTGTCTGTACCAGGGATATTGAACGAAACTTCAGTAGATCCAATACGCACAGCACGGTCGGTAGGAAGCATAAATGCCTCGCCTTCCTTCACATACTTGTGAGCATAGACTGTGATCTTGCCGTTTTGGCTATAAAACTCTAATGCTTCAAAGCCGTTTGTACCTTTCTTACCGGAGTAAGAACTATCAAACATACGGAATGCAACCTGCTCGCTAGACAATTCAGTCCAAACGCTTGGGTTAACATACAAGTTTACATCTTCGGACAAGCCACGTGCGGCTGCAACAGCAACACCTGCCTGTACCTTAGCCAACGTCAATGCGCCGCCAACTGCGGATGTATTTGCCTTCCAAAGGGAATATACGGCAGCGTCAATACCAAACAACGATCCTGTGTTTGTCATAATGCGGTCTAAGCCAACTGCTTCATCAGCGCCGTTTGTACCTGCACTATAGAAACGTGGATAACCATTATGGATATCAGTTCCGTTATCAATTGCTGTAATGTCGCCAGTAGCGCCAGTTACGTTAATTGTCTTGTTAACAACGTCGATACTAGATACAACCATAGGACCGGCTGTATTAAGAGCAGTTCCACCTGAATCATAAATGTCTAACGAAGCGCCTTCTAACGGTGTCCATAAGCCCGAAGCCCATTGACCAGTTGCGAAAGCAAGAGTTGTTTCTGTCGTCGAAACATTGGTAGATGTATTGATAACACCTAAACCTGTTGGGGATTGACCATAAAGCAATGCAATTTCAATACGACGACCGAAAGATTCCATAGCGTCTTGCATAACAAGTGCTGTGGCTTCCTTGAACGAGTTGGCGTTGTTAGAACGTGCAACTGCTTCGTAAGAAATACCGCTGTTTTCAATAATTTGGAACGCGCCTAAGTTTGCATTGCGTGTCTTCATGCTCGAAGGAACAGAAATACTGAATGCACCATTGTCTGGGCGTGAATATGTGAAACCTTGTTCACTGCGAACAATCACTGGCTGATTGTAAGTTAAACCAAGCAGATATTCTCTACCTTGGAATTTGATTGCCTTAACTAACAAACTTTCGTCTGGGATAAGGTTAATAAGATCGGAAGCATAAACTTCCTTGAATAGACCATTAAGGTCTGTTGTTGTCGTGCCGGCCATAAAAGCCTCCTAAAATAAAATAAAATAAAATGTAGAACAAACCTATGTTATACATTGAGTATCTCATCTCACTTGATTAAGGCGTACCCGCAGGCTCCATTGTCTTGCTTGATTGATAATTTTGAAAGATAGATTTACCAATAGGCTTCTATCTTTCAAAAGTTATTTATCGTCTTGCGAAATACTCTCTAGGACTTGTGGGTTTCTTCTTAAGAGTTTCTCTTTCTGCCTTATTTTGATTGACAGATTTATCTACCTTTGTATTAGGCATTCCGCCTTTAGTAGTAGCCTTAGCAACTTTACGCATCACATCAGCACCTAGGAACATTTCTATCTGATCTTCAGTCATGCCGCCCATGAAACTCTTGAAGTCACTAATATAATCGTTCCTAACGTATTCAATTACATCTTTGGGTGTTACATTTTCATATCCTGCTGCAAGAGCCGCTTGCATGTAATGGGCCATTCTACCGACCGTCCTGTCAGTATTAGGTAATCCCGCAGATCCCAACGAAGAGATAATTTCGCTCTGGATATGTTCTGTATATTGTGCCATTGCAGTATCGTGCTCTTGTTTCTCGTACTCTTCTTTGGCTTGTTTTTCACTAGATTGGTATTTTTCCAGTTCACGTTTATAATCCCTAAGTTGTTTCTGTTCAGGCGACAGCATCGCTTCTTCTAACTCATCATTGATTACTTGTTCAGCAAATGCTCTAGCATCACTACCTAGAATCCTAAATGCTTCCTTAGGATTTTCTTTGAACATCTTTAGAACTGTTTCGGCTTCTTTTCTAGAGTTGGCTGCGTCTTGCATTTTCTTTTCAGCAGCAGTATTATGAGCGTATCCTCTTAAGAGTTCTTGCTCATCTACCTCTACCTCATTACCATCTACCTTAACCTTATACATTCTTGCTAAGGTTTCACTCTTAGTTTCGCCCGGTGCAGCACCAGGAATATTGTTGGTAGGTTGATTAGGTGCTTGTTCTGCTACGCCTGCTGCTGGTTGACTTTCGAATACTTCCATATTTGCTCCTTTTGTTTACACTATGGATAGGTGCTCTATAATAGTTTACACCTATTGATTAAATTTTATACTCTGCCTGGTAGAGGTGCTCTCTGCCCTGTTAATGCATTAGCCGGTGGCTTAGGTGCGTTAATTTGTGCTGCCATTTGTTGAACTCCACCGGATGTGGTAGGATTAGTGTTCTGTCCTGGGCCATGTGGTGCAACTTGTGCAGGACCTCCAGCAGCATTTAATGGTGTAGCACCAGGTGCTTGTCCGCCTTGCATGGTAGGTTGTCCTGGCATCTGTGGCATTCCACCTGTCGGAGGCATTGTCGGTTGTTGCATCAATTGTCTATAGTTTTGATAGTCAGGATCACTTAACATTCCTATATGTTGCATAATATGCTGTGCAACTAGGCCGAAAGCCTGAGGATCACTACGAATAACAGGGTCACTCGCTAAACTAGAATGCTCTTGTATGTGTAGAGTATGATTATCAGTGAATAATACCGGAACTACTTGACTATCCATTAACATTTCGTTCTCACTTGCTAAGTTTAGTAGTTCAGCAGTTGCACCTTGTGTGAGTGGCTCTATCTCCCCTGTCTCCAATACCATTAGATACTCTTGAGCAGTGGTGATAATCTTATTTTGCAATAAATCTTGTGCAATAGCAAGTCTACCAGATACGGTTTTCGATAGAGGATTGCCAACTTGTACTTGTACACGCGAAATGGCATCGATATCCTTGTTAGAGAAACTCTGTTGTATGATGCCTTTATTACGTTTGCCTGCAATTTGCACAATTCTAGGTGTATCTGCATAATCTTGCATGATTTCTATCGTTGCTGTACCTACATCCTCTAATAATTGAATATAGGATTGCTGTAAGGGGGCATGAAACTGTATAGCCATAGATTGTACTAGAGCCAAAGCAGAACCACTCTTCAAACTGGCTTCTGGATTGCCACGACTGACAGAGTTCACGCCGGAAACTGTTTCCATATCGTGTTGTAATTGCAACATCGCCTTAAAGAGTCCGTCGCTGGCAGTTGGCATCATCATAATCTCTGGTTTTCCACCTTGAGCATTATAACTGATTGCTTGAAAGCCATTCGATAGACTATCTGCCATAATATTACAGCCTACCGGTAGTAATATCTTTGGAATTGCATAGTTTTCATTGATAGATAGAATGGTTGTATAATGTGCGTCTATCATTTCCTGTAATGGTAACAAGTCTATCGAAACGGACATACCCATAGGAGTACCTATCTGATCCGCTGCAACAATTCTATGTAAAGGAATATGTTTGTAAAGAAGGATAGAATCAGATAGAACTGTACCATCTGCCAACATCTTCATCTGTCTACCATGAGGACATGCAGTATCTTTAACGTGATAGAAGTTATAAACTACAATCAAATCACTTGATAGACTGCGATCCATAAACTGTCCAGCCATATAGTGATTCACTGCACTAATTTCTAACTGCGATCCTACAATTTCTTCTTCATATTCTGGAAAGTTTTTAGCAAGTGTGTACTTATTTTCATAGGTACGAATAACAACCCATGAACGCTGGCTGAAATGTTTTAAGTTAGGGTCACGAATAATATCTACCGGTTCGTGACTAGAATACCTTAGGTCGCCGTCATGTTTCGTTTCGCCAGTATCTGGATCTGTAGCAAGCGAATCACCTGCCTGAGGATCCCACCATTCCGAAACATACCCTTCACAGAACAATAATGCGTTTCTAGTAGCATCACGTAGATGACGTTCTACACGTTTCTCACGCATCATATAGTCTAACACGCCTTGAGCGATGATAGTCTGCTTCTGTGAGCGGGAATCACTATTGGTAGACTGTGGTTGCCAAGCTGGCCTATCTGTAATAGATAGAGTCTGAATATGTTCTAATAAGTTTCTAAAGTGATTAACCTTAATAGTACGATATTCGTTAGACTCGCCTGCCTGTATAGTTTGTCCTGCAATATATCTATTAGGATTATATGCATAGTAGAGTTTTCTCCAGTTTTCAAACCACATAGATGTTTTACAAAATCTATAGTAATCATCTACTCTGTTTAGAACCTCGTCTGCACAGGTTCTAGTATCATCGGTCGCCCAATAAGTGTTTGTATTTGTTTCTTCCATCATTTACCTTTAATTGCAATCGATAACTTGAGAGCGTTTAGTTCCTCTTTGTAGGCACCAATGGCACTCCAAGTTTTATTAATACGTTCGTCAAACAGTTTGAGTTGTTCGTCATACGCACTCGACAGATCTATTGTAGTAGATTCTGTATTTATACGGTGCTTAAAGGTTATCTCTTGCTGGCGCTGATCTAAGTAGATAGTAACAAGATAGGCGAAGATGCAAGCAATTAGCAGAAGACCCGTTATTGCATATAATTCTATCATATCTGTGACTCCTTATCATACTTTTCAGATGCTTCTTCGAAAGCCTTCTTACCGAATTTCGATAGAGTAATAGTAGGATAGTTAGGCTCTATAAACTCTGTATTAGTAACTCTGCCTTTCTCTATCACTACTGTTTCGATGCCATAGTTGCCACCTTTCTCTTTAACTATCCTATGATACCTACCATTTAGATCTTTATTGTCTTTCATTGTAACTCCTTTACTTGGACGTCTTCTACATTTAAATACTTAATTCCGTCGTTGATTAAGTCTGCTAACATCACTGTTCTATCATCTGTTCCATAGAGTTTCACAGATAGAGCAAGTAAGAGAGGTTGAATATCAACAAAGATATTCTCTAATTCCTGCTTGCGCTGTAAGAGTTGTTCTAACATTGCTCTTGCTTCTGGTGTGGCTGTAATTGTTTGCACTGTTTCTGCTGTATCTGGTAATGACATATTGTCTCCTATTGTTATCGTCTAAAACTCAATCCCTTCCTAGGATTGAATATGTTTGCTAATTCACGTGTTTGGCCTACCAACTCTGGCCTGAGTACCGGGTGTATAAAATGTGTGTTAGGATCCTTACCTAACAACATAGGTAGCGGATCTGTTAGTTCGTCTACATTTCTAATAAGGTAGACTAATGCTGCTAGGTGATCATAGTGTCCATAGATCTTACTCTTGGCAAATGAATCCTTATCGCCTTTCGCCCAGTGTGCTGATGATGCGCTCTTTAGAGCAAACTCTGCATCTGGTGCAACTCTAAGCCTATCATCATATATCCAGTCTCTAACTTTCTGTACCATCTGAGACTTGAGTTTCTCTTTAGTGGTAGATATGAAGTTTAGCCCATGAACGTTAATCATATCTGACTGAATCAGTATATTATTGGAGTCGCAGATATGTAGAACATGCTTTCTATATGATTCTTCTGGCCAAATAAGCACCGTTTTTGCCTTGATTGCTTCGGCAATTCTAGCACTCGACATGTCTTGGCCCACTAAAGATAGATGGCCGTCTAAAATCACCATATTTTGGCGAAAATTGTAGTGTGCAAACAGTATTGCGGTTAGGTCTCTACCTCCCCAATCTGCTATCACATACTTGCGCCAGTATTGTGTTAGAGGATCTTCCTGTATCTTTAGATATTCTTGTTTCGATAGTAAGATAGACTGACTAACTTCTAACGTTAATTCGGGTATCACTTGCACGCTAGACTCTGCCACTCGCTTGCACTCGTACTCTCTCTTAAACTTAGTAGAGTCCTTACCTTTACAGCGAGATATAATTGCTTCTATCTCCTTCTCAGTGACGGACTTATCATCCCATATCGTATAGGTAGATATCAATCCTGCCTCTTCATGGTCTCTTAGGATGTCTATGTAATCGTGGTCTAAATTTTCTGGTGGTGTGGATGCGAATATCAACTTGCCACCTGTGGTTTTCAACATAGGCTCTACTGTTGGTAGAACACCAACCTCTAAGTCTGACATGAATGCTGCTTCATCTAATAGAATTAAGTGAGCAGCACCGCCTCGTAGGTTTAGATAGTTTCTATTATCTGTGCCAGCGAGACGTATACGAGAACCATTAGGGAACTCTAACGCTGATCCGTCGTGTTTAGGAACTAAGTCTATCGGACATCCTGCGAACACCACTGAGAATGTATTACCATCTATAATCTCATTAACTTGGGATTTTAATGGTCCTACATAAACCACGGTACGCTTAGGATATCTAAGACATTCCTCTACCGCTATTAGAAACATAATGAAACTCTTACCGAACTGTCTAGAACAATCTATCACATAGGAGTTCGTATCGACATCCTTACTCAATAGAATTTCTCTAATCTTATTATAGATAGGCATCTGATGTTTGTATAATAGGAATCGGATTTCACCCCGACTCCATAATTCATCATAGACTTGTTTCTTAGTTGCTTGTATCGTGGCCATCGCTGTCGTCAGTAAATGTGATATTAAGTAGATCTTCAGTATTGATAGTCTCTAAGGGTTTCGATGTGACTGTAACATCTATCTGTTGAACATTATCTTCTTTGTTATATATTTTGTCTAGATAGATTTGTGCAGTTAGATTATCTTTATCTAACGCATTATCTATAATGGCGGTGCGGACTTTAGTTCCTACCTGGGCTCTACCACGATTAAATTCATACAATAAGGTAGGATCTTGTGTGATTGTGTCTTCTGCCATTTTGTATAATCGGCAGATAGATACATGTGATAGGCCGGCTTTCGCCATATCGAATACGGCTGATGCTTCTAACAGTAAACTTCGATGATTTTTTAACTCTAACGCAATTACTTCTAGATTACGTTTAACAAGGTCCCGATAGGACTGTTCTATCTCTTTATGCATGTTGTCCTTTTTAGTGCTCTATCTGTTTACACCAATAATAATAGGATTCTATCTCAGAATTTCCCTATATGCGTTTATTTATCATAAAAATACCCCTACCAATTTTAGTCGATAGGGGTAAACATATTTTAAGAAAAAGAAGACATCTTTTACAACGAGGATTTTCACCTCTAAGGAGAGCAAGATATGACGCCTGCTATGTTGTATATGTATTTATAATGTTAGGTGTTTGATGTGATGATTTGTGGTAGAAAAGTAAGACCAGCAAGACCAGCAAAGACCAGCGTAGTACATATATAAAAATGTATAAAAACAAACAAATATATATATATTATATACTTAAACTTCGCATATATATATATGTACCGCTGGTCTTAGCTGGTCTTGCTGGTCTTTGTCCTAGGTACCTACAAGACAAGCAAACTATTAAAAAACGTTTGCTGGTCTTGTTTTTACAATTCATGCTGGTCTACTGGTCTTAGAGTACCACATACCGAGTTTCTTTGACTTTACCACCGGTATCTACCTCTTCCATTTTAATCAATTCTCTACTAATCATTTCGTGTATAATTCCTTCTTTCTCGCCAACTGTTAAATCATAATAACATCTAGGTCCATCATGAGTAAGTTTAGAATGAGCAATACTACCACCTTTCTTCTTAATCCAACTATAAACTTTATTAGCAACTATAATCTGATTAGAATTTTTACTATGACCACCTAACTCTAAACTTAATCTTTGATCTAAATAAAACTCCATCAATTCTAATGCAGCCTCAGCATTATCGATATCAATTTTTTCCTTACCATCAAATACAGATAATGTAGCAGCCAACCTAAGTGTATGTTCATACGCTCTTGCAGCAAATCCGTTCCAATCAGTATATTTTGATAATCTTTGTGACTGTATTACATTAGAAAAAGCAGCCATTAATTCTAATGCATCTCTATCTATCAACAATAATTCCGGCTCTAATTGTAAAGTTGTACCTGCTTTAGTTCTAATATTTCTCTTTAATAACTTATAAATTCTGTCGTGAAATGGATTTAGTTTTCTTTCTGCATCTTCAATTACAGGTATTCTTGTTAAATCTAGAGGAGGCATATCCCACTCTTTACAATGTGTGATTAATAAACGATGTACAAATCCTTGATCGCTATATAATGAATTCGATAACCAATCCTTAGCCATTTCTGCTTGTAACATAAACAACATATTAAAACGTCTATCGTATGTTTTAATATTATCAACACCTGTATTACGTTCGAGTGGGTGTCCGTCCCATAAGTTAGTTAATGTAGTAAGCATTTCTAATGCTAAACTTTCAGTCTTACCTTTTTGCATAGCATGACCATTAAAGAATTCACCTGCCTCACTGCTAAACAACCCAGCATATGGTTGTGTATTCAATACATTAATTAATCCATTTACAGTAGCCTTACTAACTCTGTAATTTGCGCCTTTTGTCTTCTCTGGTGCCTTATGATTTTTATTCCAAGAACTCATAAAATTCTTATCTATCAAATTAATTGGTGTAAGTTTAAGTTTATCTTCAGCATATTTCTTTTTCCAGACTGCATACATCAAATCGTATGTTTCATCATCACTTATTTTCCTAATATATTCTTCTTCCTCAAACTTAGATATACCTTTCATTAGCATCTTATATACTGTACTTTTTGCACCAGCGGTTGGAGCAAGTGCTATAAAATATTCGCTCATTGGTATAATATTGCCGCCAAAAAAGACTGGATCAATATTATAATGAGCGTGTGTTGCAAAATTAACTACTCCTAACACTGCTTGTATTGCCATTTCTTCTGGCACATTATTAATAATCTTCATTGCAGACATCGTATCTAATAATATCTTTGGTAACTTTGTAAATTTTGTCATGTTTTCCTTAAAATAATTTCTTTATTTGTTGTTTATTTGGGTAAAAAGTATCATTAATTGTTTGTCTTCTTGTCATATAACCCGATATGCCGTCATATTTTGTAATATTATGACTTGCTGCTCTATGTATTAAACTACCAAACTTAGGAGACTTACTAATACTCCAGCCACGCATTAATCTAGCATACTCATTCTTCTCTTTCTCGGGCCAGAACTCTTTCATTAATTCAATACCTGCTGCTGATCCAACATGTGAAACTGTTGACCATGTAATTCTAATCCAATCATCATAGCTTAGTTGAGGTTCATAGTCATGTATGCGTTTCAATACTTTTTCAGTTTCGTTAAACTTATCAATTGTTAAGTCTTCTATTTGTACTTCTTGTATTGTTAAGTCTTCTTCTACTTTACTTAGTGGACTATAATTAATCATCCATTCGAGTAAGTCGAGTGGTATTTCTTGTACAGGAGCACTTGATGGTGATTGTACCCACTCATACGGTTTTTGTGTATCTGGATGTATACTTGGAGGCAATACAGACTGGCATCCTTCCCAACGAAACTCAATACCTTCTGTCTTTTCGTCGTTTGTAATTTTGAATGTTTTAACAAATTCCCACATTTCCTGTGGTATCTTGAAAGCCATTTGACATCTAGCATCCCTACCAGAAGTCCAACTAACTGTATTAATTATATCGAACGGAATTTTAATATTCTCATCCCAAAATCTCCAGGCAAATTCGCCATCAAAATCGATAGCAATTACGCCGTTACTCTGAGAACCAGTAAGTATACCCACGTTGCCTGATTGGGGTACAGATTGCAAAGAAAACGGCGTCTTTTGCCAGTTAGCGTAGCGTGGCGACTTAACACCTAGATCCATCTTGCAGAAGCGCCATTCTGTAAGAAGTCTTAATTCGCTATTAGTCATTTTTTTTCTTTTCCTTAGTTAAAATAAATGCCCCTACTACTGGATCCGACCAAGGAGTAATAGGGGCATCTACCGAGTTTTACAACTCTAAAATCTGCGTTCTGGGTCGGATCGCTATTTTTACTTATAAACTTATTGACGGCTTTCGTCAATCTTTCGAGCCCACTCCTTAAGAGGTGCAAGCATTATATCTTTCTTTTCCTTATTTGTTTTCCATGCTTCAAATGTATGTTTAACTCGTTTTGGAATATTATCTATAATCTTGATAGTTTTTGTGTCATATTCGTCCCTAAGTATTGCTACTGTAAAGTCTTCTATCGTATAATCTGTCATATAACTCCTTATTACTATTATTATAAAAGTATTTATCACAATTATAAAATAACCAGTACTTTATCGGTAAATAACTACAAATAAAGTGATTCTATGATGGAACAAGTAAAATTTGAAGAGTTAATAATTCCGTATGTGGACAAAGTCATACATGATAATGGGATTATTACATACTCAATTAAGCAAGGTATATTCAGAAAGTCATCTTTTAATATAAAGAATAGAAGAAAATGTGGTGTACCATTTGCAGTAAGTACACCTTGGGGTGAGTTTAGAAGCATTTCTGCTGCAATGAAGGGGACAGGATTATCTTGGACACAACTTTATCAGAGATGCACAAAAGAAGAAGACGGTTATAAACTAATTAATGGAGTAGAAAATGAAGAAATCAAAAACGAGTTTTGAAAATACACCTATCGAATTACTTCGATACGGGAAAGTATGCAAACCACACCAGCATGTGGGATCTAACGGTAGAAACATCAGACGAATTAGGGACGGGCATTGCTTGGCATGTGAGAAAGAACTACCTAAAGGCCCATTTGAACATGTATTCGAAGGTGTTTCTAAAGATATAGGCAAGTATGCAAGTAAAGAAGAAGCATATGAAGCACATAAAAAGCGTGTGATGAAATGGCAGAAGGAAAATCCCGACAAAATCAAGGGATATATCAGGAAATACGAACTAACTGACGCACGTAAAGAAAGCCATCATAGATGGTATGTAGAAATGCCAGCCGAGAAGAAGGAACAGATGCTTGCTAATCAACGTAAACGTAATAAAGACGCTTATTGGGCATTAACACCTGAAGAAAGACGAGCAGTACTCGATAATCAGGCGGCTGCTCGTAGAAGAAGAATTGCGGAGAAGAAAAATGTCGAGTAATTTCAATCATCATCCTGCACAAAATATAGCAAACACATCAATAATGGGTCAAATGGGAGTAACAAATCCCTATAATATTACCAATGGTAATCTTAACACTACCTATCGATCACCTCCTGATATAACTGGGTTAAGTGAAAAGGAGTTATTATCATTAAATGAACAGATAAAGAACTCATTAAATCAAATTAGGAAATCTGGACCATCTAATTTAGAATTAGAAGAACACCCTGCATTAAAAGATGCATGGGAAACATATATGATAGTTCGTAAACTACAAGGACTTAAAGAATGAAATTATTTAACTGGCTTAAGAGCCTTACCAAATATCCACAACAGCAAGTTACTAGTAAGCAAAAAGAATTAATTGACTTGATTGATGTAACTATGACTAATTTAAGTGATCCAACTCTAATGTATAATGCATTATCGATTAAAACATTCAAAGTGGGCTTGTTCTCGCAGCATCTTACTGTATCTCACATGTTCAGTATCTATCTCGAACAAACTAAAAATGATCGGTTCGCATATATTCCTAGAAGCGTAGCACTAATAGTAGATGCGGAAGGCACTTGGACCTTCTATATTGGTGTAAGATGTAAAGAAACACTCGAAGATTATTCGAATGAATTATTTATGGACGCTTTGTCTCGGACGAATCAGGCGCGTGTTGAATAGCAAGATCAATTGCTAATGCTACTACTCTATCTTGGACTGTTCCACAGCCGGATAGTAGTAGGCATACTAATAGGTATTTCATTTTTTATATGTGGGATATAAAGATGTGCCCGGAGGAACATCAGTAATACTTCTACCCATAGCAAGTAATAATTCCCAGATAATCCAGCCAATTACAAATAATATGGCTGTACCGATAATAGCAATAATTGGTGCAATAAATATAGCAAAAAACATAATAACTCCTTTGTGTGTATGCTTGTAGTATAGCAGTAAGTTAGTGATAAAGCAAGAGCAGTTACAAAGTGTTACTTCTTATTAATCATCGCTGTATTCTCGGTATTCCATTCATCAAAGTTAGCATAGCCGTGTTGCTGCGCTAATTGATCATACTTCTTAAAATCAATTTTACCTGTACCAATTGCATCTTTAACTGCTTGGAAGTCTTTAGTGGCAGCATTAGAAATCTGTGGTGTATTGTCAGGTATACTTCTACTTGCTAAGTCTTTAAAATATGCCTGAGAACTAGTAGACGGTGCAGATTGTGTTTCAATCGGAGCAATATCTTCAAAAGCAGTCATATTTAATCCAGCAGGTGCCTCTGTATTTGACTGTGCCCTACCTTCTGGTGTTGCTGTCTGCTTCATCGCTTCTTGTCGTTGTACTTCGACTGGAGCATTCTCTGTACCTGCAACCGGCTTAGGGCCTTTTACATTTACTTTAATACTATATGAATTATTAGTAGTACCGCCGCCTGCTGGAGGAACTGGAGGAGTAGGAGTAGGTGCTGGAGGAACAGTTACTTCTGCTGGAGGAGGTGTGCCTTTAAATGTTTGTTCGAGAGCACCACCTGCACGCCCTAGTGTTTTAATTACTTTGCCACCAGCAGCACCAGTAAGTCCCCATTTCATACTATCAGCAAATGCTGATACTGGATCACTAGACCAATCCTCCGGCCTAATTCCGCCAGGCACACCAGCAATACCTGCAATATTACCACCAGCAGCACCAGCACCAAAACCAACAGTCATCGGTCCAATATTGCCGGTAGCTTTAGGGTCTAAATTTTTATAGTTTTCACCAAATGCCGAAATCTTAGGCCCAATTACTGGTATCTTGGTTGTTGCGCTTAATACTTTACCAGCCCCACCCAAAACTGCTGGAATAGCAGCACCCATTTCAGCACCAGATGTTGCACCTTCTAATGTCTTTGGAATAATTTCAGATGGAGATGAAGCACTACTAGATCCTTGTATACCACCCTGAACAGCGCCGCCTACCATATTTCTGCCAATCGCAGGAATTAAGCCCACAGCACCTTTTGCAATAGCATTAGTTGCTTTAGCAATAGGAACACCCGGAACAAAACTTCCAGCAACTTGTGAAGGAACAGCAACCCACGGGTTCTTCTCAGATGCTGCTTGAATAGCATTTTCATTTGCTAAGGCTGCATCATATCTCTGACCAAAAGTATCACCCTTACCTGCACCAGTCTTAGTAGCAGCCTGTAAAGCAGCATTAAACTTAGTATCATACCCCATTGTTGCGGAATGTTGTAAATTACGTAAGGCAGACATAAACACACCGGGTTGATATGGAGCAGTGTCAGCATGTTCCGCTGGTGGTGTCCACTCTTGAGCGTCTGCTTGTTCTTTAGGTGGTGTCCAATCAGCCATAATTATTGTCCTTTAGGTTTGGTATAAGTCTTTCCAGTCTTATCTTGATATTTTGTACCTGGTGCTAATGCATCTAATTGAGCCTGTGATGTAACAATCGGTAAACCAGACTTAACTGGTTGTGCAGATGTAGCAGATTGTGCTTCAGGACTTGTTGGATACTCTGATGGAGTAACACCACTTGCTTCTGCTTTGGTACGATTTACTCTATTTGTAATTTGTCCTTGCTGATCTTTCTCAATATTATTCATTAAGTATTTAAGTGTATCTGGGGTCATAGATCCAAGTAATTGTCCATTAAACCCAGTTGATCCAGGACCTTTAGCAAGTGCTCCTGCTAGTGCTGGCGGCAATAGTGTAGGATTAATATCATTAAGTCTAGCAAGATCAGTTAGTAACTTCTGTTGTGCTGTTATTGGTAATATAGCAGTAAGTAATTGATTACCTTTACCTGCATAAGCACCGTCGTTAAGTGATTCGCGTACTCTTGCAACTGCTGGCTTACCAAAGGTATTCCAATTCTCGATTGTATCACCTACAGCAACTTTCTTATTTGCTTGAGCATTTGCTTCAATAACATCTTGCGGACGTGGTTGTAATGCTCCACCACCTGGAATAGGTAATGGAGAATACTTCAACCTTTCAGTACCAGCACCACTTAATGCCACTGGTTGTGGTTTAGTTGTGACTGCTCCTGCAACACCTTGTGCAATATCTGCACCAGCATTTTCAGTACGTCCTTTAGCCAAGTCAATATAATTAGCAATAACATCTTTCGGTAGTAAACCTAATGTTGCCATATCTGCAACTGAATATTTGCCAACAAAGTCTTTTGGTAAAGCATTACCTGTCTGAGTGGCATATTTCTGTGCCATTAATTCTGCAACTTTCGCTTGTCTTGTACCAGGAGTATTAAGCATTTGATTTTGTTTCAAAGCAATCATACTTGTATCTAACTTTTGTTGTTGTTCTTGCTGAGTGCCTTGATACTTTCCAGCAGTTTGTGCCATATTTTGCAAGGCAGTAGCATTAGTTGTACCAGCAGTTGCTTGTTCTTGCATTGCTTTCTGTGCACCAATGGTAATTGCCTCTTGTAACTTATCTTGTGCTTCCCATGGTGCTTGTGCTTGTTGTGCATTAGCGCCGCCCATCGCAGCGAAGAATTGTCCAGCACCCCGTGCCAATTGACTATTATTAACATAATCAGCATATTTCTGTTGTGCTGCCTGCATAGCAGCAGGATCAAATTGACTTTGACCACTTGCTGCTGGATTTTCTGGATTCGCTAATTCCTGAGTAGTTCCACGATATGGACTTGCTAAATCAGTATTTAATCTATCAGCCTGTGGTCTCTGAGCAGTAACAGTAGTTGTACCTAAGTTAGCACCACTACCTGGAGTAGTTGTAGCAGTCGCCGGAGCAGGAGCAGCATTATCAGTTGTACCTAATGCTTCTTTCGCAGCAGCAATAGCCTCATCTGCCAAATCGGCAGGATCAGTCTTTGCTACATATTCAGGATCTTTCTGTGCGGCACTTTTATATATACCGAATATCTGTGGCAACTGAATACCAGGTAAGCCCATCTGCATTGTTTTAATGAAGATGTTAGGCGGCGAATTCGTTACAGGTTGAGTATAATCAGCCATTATTTCTTCTCCAATTTTTTAATACGTTCATGTTGATTTGCCAGTACTGCAAGTGCTTCTGATAATGCTTCTGGTCCTTGTATTTTCTTACCTGCAGGAGTATCAATTACTGAACTACCGAAGTTTTTCATATGTTGAGCCATTACACCTACCTTAGTTGGATTATCGACACTGCCTTTATACCTATACTTATAGGCCGACATCTTACCCATCATATCATCAATATCTTTATCGGACATTTTCTTCTTATCAGTCTTAAGTCTCTCATCACTGAATATATCCCACCAGTTAGATACATTACCAGCGGTATCTGCTAAGGTTGTGCCAGCATCAATTGCTGCGGTTGCTGCATCGGCTGCTGCTTGAGTTGCAAATACGTTACCTGCTGAATCTAAGAAACCATTTACTGCACCGCCCATACCTGCATCATATGCTGCTTGAGAGCCAAATTCAGGTAATAAGCCGCCAGCCGCGTCTGCAGCAGCAGCCGAAGCAGCCAAATCAGCAGCACTTGTTGCTGGGGCCCAAAGTCCGCCAACCCATTTACCAACTGCACCGGCGGCATTTTTAACCCAGCCACCCGCTAAATCACTTAATGCTCCACCAGAAGCAGCATTAAGTGTTGCTAATCCAGTGTTAATCGCATTACCTGTCATACCTGCTTGAGCAAGTCCTAATGTAGCAAGATTCTTACCTGCTGCATTTTGTGCAGAAGAAACTGCTGTTCCTTTATTAAGTGCATTAGTAAAGTTCTGTTGTGTAGTCTGCATAGGCATCATTGCTTGCTTATTCATTGTCTCTGTATTAGTACCAGCAATTGTATTAGCCATATTAAAGTTGGCTGTGTTAGCATTTTGTTCATTAGCAGCATTACCAACATTTACATTTGTTTGGTTTTGTGCATTCATTTGATTAACTCGATTTGCTTCATTAAAGTTAGCCAAGTTACTTGCTTGTCTAGCCGCAGCATTAGCAGCCGCACCTTGATTAGTCATTTGTGCATTTAACTGATTGACAGAATTTGCTTGGTTAAAATTAGCCAAGTTACTTGCTTGTTGATTATTGGCATTTGCTAAACTAACTGCATTCTTTGCTTGTGCATTAAACGAGTTAACTAAATCCTGTGCTTGTGCCTTTGCTTGATCTTGCTGGAATAGTTGGCTATTTAACTGTGCATTGCCTGTCACACCTGCTTGAATAGCAGTTAATGCTCTATTTTGTGCATTTGAAGCCAAGTTAGCACCAGCAACAGCATTACTATTTGCAGTACCCTGAGCACCAATAAGTCTTGCTGCTAATTCACTACCCGTACCAGCATTTCCTTGCTGTTGTAATTGCTGTACCTGCGCGGCTCTTTGCTGTGCAACATTAGCATTTGCTTGATCCATTATAGATGCAAATTGTGCCCTATCGGCCTCAGTTAACCCTTTGTTTTGAGCAATATCGCCTAGTTGTGCTAAAGCAGTACGCATACTTTGTAACGATGACTGGTCCGTCTTTACACCAGCCATATTTGACTGTTCTTGTAAAGTAGCAGCCGCTTGCGCCGGCGTCATTGTTCCTTGAACAACTGCTTGAACAACTTGATATTGTTCTGGAGTCATTTGTCCCTGAACTTCGGCCATTTTCGCAGTTGCTTGAGCAGCAGTCATCACACCTTGTTGCACCTGTAATTGCAACTGAGGAATCATTGTCATTAAATCAGGTAATGGCACATTTACAATAGATTCAGCAGAACCTGTCATAAAGTTTCTTGCTGAGTCTAAATTACCACCACTTAAGAAGTTAGTAATATCTGAAAATATATTGCTCATCTTTTATTCCTTAAATTGTACATGGCCGGACTGTACTAAATTATGAAGTTGATCAAACTTCATTGCCTTATAGACCATCAATAATTCTCGTCTATCTTTAATTTTGTCGACTTCATGCGGACTAAATCCCATAGATAGCGCATAATGTTTTAATGCTGCAAGTATTTCGGGTTGGGCTTTCATATCCTCAAATCCCGGAACTACATTCCGTATATCATGTCTCATTTCTTACTCCATTTACCAATATAATATAGAATTGGTTCTGCTATTTTCCGTAATATCTTATGTAAAGTATTGCGCTTAGTTCCCGCTAACTCATTCTTAATATCGGATGTACGATTCTTACCTATCCATATAAGCATATTTCTAACCTTTATATTTAGCCAGTCATCGCCCCGGTTAAAACCGTAGTCAACTAAAGGTAGAAATACCCTATGATAACCTATCTGATGTTCAGGTGTTAGATATTTAGATGAATATAACAACCAAACGCGATTTTCTCTATATGGTAACCCATACATATTATTCATTGCGGTGCAAATAATTTTGCCACCACCTCCACCTCCACCCCCACCACCGTCTCCACCAGAACTATCGCCGCTTGCAGCATCCCCTGTAGTACCACCATTACCATCAGCACCTGCAGATCCATTACCGCCTGCAGAACTATCGCCGGTTGCGCCGACACTATTACCAGAACCGGAACTATCGCCAGTTGAAGCAGAAGCAGAAGCAGAACTATCACCAGTTGCACTAGGCGCATCACCTATTGCTCCAACTGCATCAGCAGATGTATTACCAGTAGAGGTAGAAGGAGCATCACCTATTGCACCGACAGCATTAGCAGAAGTATTTGCTTGCCCGTTTACACCGTCAGCAGCCGCAGCCGCAGCCACACCAGCCGCAGCCGCAGCCGCTGCACTGGCACCACCAATAGCAGCATCAGCAGCAGCCTGACCAGCCGCACCTATAGCACCATCACTATTTCCAGCAGCACTTGCAGCCGCAGCAGCAGCAGCACTTGCAGCCGCAGCGGCACCGCCTGTTCCACTCGGGCCAGTAGTTGCCGCTGGAGCACCAATAGCATCGCCTACTGTTGGTGCACTATCGATTGCACCAGAAATAGCAGCAGCATTAGCAGCAGTATTTGCTAACCCCATCGATTCTGCTACTGAAGCCATATTTGAATTAGCAATTGAAGAATTTACGCTATCAGCAATGCTTTGATTTATGCCAGTAACATTACCTATCGTGGAAAGACCCGGCACACCAGCAATCGCACCAACAATACCTCCAACAACACCAACATTACCAGCAGTAACACCACCACTTACAGCGCCAGGTGTACCTGCCCCAACTGTACCAGTATTGCCGCTAGTATCACCACCACCACCGCCACCACCACCGCCA